TACTACAAAGTCTCTAGTATCTAAGTACACGTTATCCCATGGTGCTCTGCCTTCTTGCTGAGCTTGTTCTAATGTATCAAGCGTCATACTTACCTACTATTTCCCAAGGGTAAACTAACCAAACATCTTCTTCTGCTTTGTTAACTTCGTGTGCTGAATAATCTACGCCGTCAAAACTACTTGCAAGGTTTTCAGTTAGTGTAGCAAATCTTACATTTTTATTCCACACAGTACTCCAACTGTTTTCGTCGGGTAAACAACCAGCTGGCCAATCTTGCTTGATCCAATCAAGTGTTGCGCCTGTATCATTGATATCATCTACAATTAAAATATTTTTACGTTTACTAACGTCCCAACGACTTTTAGTAGTTTTACGATCTTCTTCATCTACATATCCAAATGCATCAGTCGCCATCCAAAGATTACTTTCGCTTCCACTTTCATCGTCATCACGTAAACTAATTTTTAATGCTTCACAACGAACGCCTAACATATGCGACAGTATTGTAGCAGGAACATTACCACCACGTGTAATGCCTACAATGTAGTCTGGCTTCCAGTTGTCTTTTTGCATCTGCATTGCAATATCAATACACATTTTTTCAATGTGTCCCCAAGTGTAATAATGTTTCTTCATTTATTATTCCTTTTGTATTCGTCGAGGAGTTGTTCTCCACTAAGTTCTTCACCAAAAATTCGTACACTGTTATCTTTTAGTGTACGCTTTATTACACCGTTGTTGTATTCAACATCCATTACCATACCCATGTCTGAATCTTCAGGATGAGTATCATACCACATACTTTTTAAGCTATGGAAGTGCAAACTTTTTACACCCGTTGCCCATTTTTCTGCTTCTAACAAATCTCGTTGCCTTTCTACTACGTCATTATACTGACTCATAAATTACTCCTTAGCGAGGTAATCTTCGCTATTTTGCCATCTATAACCAATGCCTTGTACAAAAGGTACAAAGCCCCATTCTTTTGCTTTTTTGCCCATATAGAATAAACTCCAACATGGTATTTCATTACCGTCTTTGTCTTTCTCTAAAGTCAAAAAATGTAAGTCATCTGACTTACGAAATCTAAAGTGTCCTGGTCCACGCCAGATACCACGTGATCCTACTATGAATCCTTCTCTACTAACAACGGGAACATTCTCCCAATAACCACCTTTAAGTATAAGTGTTGCATAACTCCAAGGATGATCGTGTAACGTTGCTTCGTCGCTTTTTAAAACTTTGTGCAGAGTGACATTGAACGGAAAGTTCTTTCTGTCCTTTAAAAACAAATACCAACGAACCAAGTAAGGCTCGTTACTATCTCTATCTTTAATTACACGTTTACGACCTTTTAAAAAACCAAACATTATGCTGAGTCCTTTAGAGCTTCAAAAGTTTCAATCTTTGCTAGTTCACGTTCATATGCTTCTGCGGCACGTTTTAAGCCTTTGTACTTTTCTTCTTTTTCAAGATCTCTACTAACTACACCTAGTACAAGTTGCAAATCTTTAATAGATTGCATAACGTCTACGCCATCTACTTCTAGTTTACCTTCAACAGAAAGACCGTATTTTCCGGCCACAGCATCTGTAAATGTAAAAGTATCATTAGTATATATAGATGAAGGACTAGTAGTAAAACTATCGTCCCAATTACTAGTATCTATTGTAATAGTATCATCACTACTGTAATTATACGTATAAGTATTATCGCTCATCTTTAAGCCTTTCATATAATGCACTACCACTAAAAAAGTCTTTGTTAAGTATTTTACGTTGTTTCTCCAAACTAACCAAATAGTCGGAATAGTTTTCCATGTAGTTGCGTATCTGTGTAACAACTTCGCCTCTATGCTTTCTATATGCTGTATAGTCTTCAGTCCATTTGCTAGGATATAAAAACTCCTGCACAGACATTTCACTATAGCTCAATCTATCTGGCACCATAGGAATAGCATCTACTAATGCACCTTCGTACCAACTAATACCTAGTGTTTCTTGTAAGTTAGCACTAAACACAAGTTTAGCTTCACCTAACAAGTTGTGATATTCATTCTTTGTAAGATCACGTTCTTGACATACAACAAACTCGTATTCGGGTAGTTGTTGTGCTAAGTCGTGAAATATATCAACTTGTTTTTCAGGAGCAACTCTGTGTGGAAAAAGTATAAGGTTACGTTTTTCCATACCTTTATAACTATCCAAACTATTCTTTAGATACTCCATAGGCCAGCCTACTCGATGTATTTTATCATTGTCAATTTGATAATCTTCACCTAGTGTATCTGTAAACATATCAATATGAAAGTCAGTTGCAAAGAAGTTATCATCATAACATTCAAACATTGACATTTCAGCATGTCTTACCCAAGGCTTATCTCCTATAAGTCTACCTAGGAAATCTTGAGGATCATAAGACCCTGCATGCCACAAACCGCCAATACAAACATCAACGCCTAGTAGTTCTGCCATGTAACGAAGTTGTATAACAGTAGGGTTCCAAGCGTCAGTGTATAAGAAGTAATCACCATCTTTAACAGCACCATTACAAAACATTTCTCCTATTTGCTCGAGCTGTTTTGACTTGTATACATTAGTACCGCCGAAGTTGAGGAACGCCCCAGGCGTAGTTGCCTGAGGTGTATCCCCGCCACTAATAACATTTATCTTTTCATTTGTAGACTTCAACAGTTGACGTGGAAGATAATCTTTCCACTGCTTAGTATAGCGTGTGTCTACGGCTTCAATATCTACAATATGAATAGTCATTAGTTTCTCCGTTTGTGATTAAAGTTTTTACCTGAACGGCTTTTTGCCTTAAGGTGGTTAACATGACGCTGATATGAGCGCCACACATAAGATCGTTCGTTATACAAATCCTTTTCGTTGTAAACGAACGCCACGTTTTTAGCATCGCCAACGTAGCGACAGAAGTCTTTAAAATTTTCCAAGTCACGAAAAATTTTGTCGTAAGCGGGCTTATTAAACTTGATTGCCATTTTTTAATATCCTCTATTAATAGCACTTTAAGATTTAGGGTTTGGGTAATAAATTACACAGCCGTTTTCGTTGTCTTCAGCAACACTAATCTCTACAAATCGGCCGGGGAACTTTGTAGAAATTTCTTCGTATAAGTCATCTGCGATCATCTCACAGGACTTATAATCTAGAACAAGCACTTCACTGTCGGACGTACCTTGCTCAGAATATAATCTTTCAAGCCATCGTTTAAATTGGATGAACTCGATGTCTCTATCGTTGTGGAACACTTCGATACGCACCCTGAAGTGGAAAATATGACGATGAGGCACAGCAAGAAACGACACATCGTCCCAATCACCTGTTGCAAGTTTTGGATCACTATCTGCTCCTGGATACTTATGGATGCCTTCTTTAGTAAAGGTTACCCATATACTTCTAGTAGCATTATTTAGTGCATTCTCTTGTTTCATCTTGGCATTTTCCTCTTTTGTTCTGCGTAACATGTATTCATGATAACGTTCTTGCATTGTTATAGTATACTTTCATTATAATGGTTTGTCAAGCGAATATTTAGTCCAATCCGTAAACTTTTCGCTATCCATTAAATCGTGGAGTCTATGACACCACACACCTGGATTGGATGCTTTAAAATCTTTGTCATCGATTTTAATCATTGTATTGTAGTTCCACTGTTTAATATAAGGAACTACTACACGTATTTGTGGAATAAAGTAATCTGATTCAGTTAGACCGCCATCTAAAAACCATTCCATATTAATTGTACTTGGTATGTCCAAACTACATAATATTTCCTGATCAGTAAATGCACGTATCATTAGATCCCAATCTTCGAAATCATCTGCTTTAACAGGACTATAACTATGATTGGCACCAAAGAAGATGTGTTCACACTGTTCTTCTGTGTAGTGTTTCATTATTGTATTATAGTCTTGTTTGCCTGTAACAAACAATGTTTTCATTCCTAATGCAGGAGTCTTTTCAACTTCTACACCTGTAAAGAATGTAATACTGTCTAATGTGCCTGTGTTATAATCTCTTTTCATAATGTTTTTAGCCTTGTTTCATATCTATGAATTTCGTCTTTATACCAAAGTTTTTTTGTTTTAAGCCTGTTAATAGCACTATCACTTGCAAAAGTATTATACATTAATTTTATTTCTTCGTCAAGTTTTCTATGCTTCTTATATAGCTCTTGTAAATAGCCTGCAATTTTATTGTGTTCATCTGTGAAGTTGCTCATCCTCGAGATCCTCTAATTTTGTTTCATCTAGATCTTCTTCGTCTGTAATTACAGGTTCACCTACTTCTTCAAATAAGTTTCCAAAGTATGTACTACTGTTTACAGTCTTTTTACCAATCGCTCCTCTTGTACCAGGTATGGTCATCCAAAAGCGACTGTAGTGTTCAATTATTGCGTTAGCTTCTTCTCTGTCACCAGCCGCAAATATTGCTTCCACAACGTCTCTAAATAAAAGCCTGTCAAATTGTTCTTGTACAAGCATCTTAGGAATAATGCCTGCGTCATATTGTCTGTTTGCTTCTTGTACAGCATTTATATGACTCCATACATTGTGACCCATTTGGATAGCATATGAAAAACTATCCCATGATGTCTTTCCTTCTTTACCAATTTTGTTTAACATTCCTGGTGCATAATGACACACATCATTTACTTTAAGGTCTTTTGTAATTGGACTGTTAGTAAAGTTTTTAAATATGTTATCTTGTAGTACAGCGTCTTTAAACAGTCTAGTATCTGCGGCATACTTCTTATCATCAATACTAGGAACCATTCTATAGACCCATTTAGTTCTATCTTCAGTTTCAGTTTGAATATAAATTTGTCCGTTTGCTGTTGCTAAGAAAGGTGAAGCACAATCAAATGTAATCATAAAGTTTGGGTTATGATATTTACGAACAGCTCTTTGTATGTCTGTTAGTAACGTAGCCCATTCTAGTTTAGATGTGCCTAAGAAGTGCATTACATCATGTACACCTGTTTGTAGTAGGTCATCATATATCAATGAAACTATGCGTTTAAGAACCAAATGCACATCGCACATGTTCTGTCCACCCATTGACCAACCATTAAAATGATTGTCTGGATACACTTTAGGATCACAGTAATCTTTCATTTGCTCGTACCAGTCATCTGCGTCTGCATGATTCTCACCCTGCAAAACGTTTAAGAACTTACAAGCACCTGTTCTGTGTTTCATCCAATAGTCATTGTTAATGCGTGTTGCTTTAACTGCTTCATCATATGTGCTAATGCCGGTTGCTTTAGCACCTGCTTCTGAACGTGCTACCCAGGCTGGAATATCAAGTACCATGCCATAGTCCATATAAGCGTCCATCCAACGAAGAACTCCGTCACGTTTCTTTTGTGCTTTAGGACAATTAGGATCTTTCCAATCGCCTTCCCAAACACCTTTACCAATTTGGAAACCACCTGAGTCACCTAGTAGCCAAGTGTTTTCTCTATCTCTGTTTCGAACCATGTCTTCTTTAGGTACTTCTTTAGTAGTATCTAAGTCTGCATGTCCTGCTGAGTACAATGTCCATTTATATGTAAATGCACCTTCGTTTTTATTTAGATAGTTTAAACTCTCAACACCATTTGCAAAGTTACTTGGAATACGTGCTTTGTCTACATATTCATCAAAACGTTGTTTACCTACATACGTAGCATAAAAGCCACTAAGTGCAGGTAAAAATGTTGCATAATCATTTTGTGTTGCGGTTAAATCTTTGTTCATATTATATCGTTACTCATGTTCGCCACCATATCCACGTGAATTAATTCCGTTGTCTCTACGAAATGAACTAGGTTTACGTTTAGCTGTTTCAAATGTCGCAACTGTTACAGCAATAGCACCTAACAGTAATGTGTGTAGTATCATACTAAACACTCCTGCCCACATACTACCTGCAATAATTGCAAATACAATACACCACATCCAGGCAAGCACTTGCATCACCATATGACGTGTTTGAACATCAGGAATAGAACTCAAAGGATTTCGAGTATCATCCATTACTAATGTCCAACAGTTGTATATCCAATTCCGCATATTACTTGCTTTGCGCCGGAAGTATGTAGTCGTATTTGACCATACCGCTATCTACTGAAATCATCATTGCGCCTTGATCACTAATGCTCATAGTAACATCGCCATCTAAGTTTAAGATGCTTTGTACTTGTGCTACAGGCCAACTCCAAGTGTGTTGCAACGATCCTTCAACACCATGTTGGAATACAAACTCACCTGCGTGTGTACTTGCATCACCAAAACTAAATGTTAGGTTACCGTCGTTAGTGCTTACATTAAATGTAGGCTCTTCTGTATGCGCCGCACTCATAAGTTTCATACGTGCAATACTTGCCATGCTTGGTTGGAATGTTACATTCCATGAAGCACCTTTAAACTTAACAGTTTTTAGTTTTTCTTCAATAATTGCTTTGTTCATAAAGCGATAATCATTTTGGAAGTCGCCTGCCGCATTTTCAAAGTGAATATGTGTAGGAATAACTTCGCCATTTCTATCTGCTGTTACAACATCAAGTTTAGCATCTTTTTGATACTCAGGATTCTTTAAATGTAATGCTAACTTTTCTAAGTTAGGCATACCAAAAGTGCCTGTAAATTCTGCAACAGGAGTATGTATTGCACCAGACAGAATTACACTTCTGTCATCTGCCATACTCTCTACTGAGGTATCTGAGTCGCTTGTCACTTTAACTAGACTTAAAAAACCTAGTGCATGTGTATGGGCGACAATGTCTTGTAAAATATCTTTCATAAGGGTTCTCCATTTGTAATGTTTATTATATTGCCTTTGTCTTCTTTTGTCAAGAAGTTTTCTATAAAGTATTTAGGTTTCCAACCTAGTCCTTTAATTTTTTCTATGTTTGCACAAGTATATTCTCGTTCTCCAGGTGTATTTAGGCGAACAGGAGCCTCTGGTGCAAGGTCTTGGATACGGACAGGAACCCCTGTACCAATATCTATTATGCCATTTACTTTTGGTTTTGCTATCAATAAATCAATAGCATCTAACACATCTTGTAAATGCACAAAATCTCTATAATGCCTAGTGGCATATTCTAATGTATCATTGCGTAGTCTTCGAAAGAACATATTCTCTCTAGGACAAACATCTGCATACACTGTATGAAAACGCATGCCTAGTGTATCAGGATAACGTGATGCAAGTTCTTCTAAACAATACTTAGAAGCTGCATAAGGGTTTAAATCGGGCTCGTAGGCGCTACTAGAGCTTGCATACAGTATGCGTGTGTTAGGGTAAGCATTAAACAAGCGTCTACTTGCTTCAATGTTGTTTAACCAATAACTAGCAGGATCTTTGATGCTTTCACGTACACCGCTTTTACCTGCTAAATGTATTACTAAATCAATTGTAGATTCTTTTGGAAATTGACAATACATTAAGTCTTGTTCTACACCATTTGCAATATCAATTGTGTGTACATAGTGTCCATGCTTTACAGTTAGACGCTTTAGTAATTCACTTCCTATAAAGCCGCTTGATCCTGTTAATAATATATTCATTTCTTTTCCGATTTAATTACACTTGCTCGCAAGTTTGAACTACTGAATCTATGATCTCTATTGTTAAAATATAGTTCTATATCTCGTCTACGGCATATATCTTTACCAGTAAACTCTTTATCTCTATATTCTTCTCCTAGTATTCGTACATTAATTGTGTACAGTTCTAAGATATCTTCTAGATCTTTTTCATTACCATAAGGAATAATTTCATCTACGTAACTAACAGCCTTGAGCTGGGTATATCGTTCTACGATAGATTGTACTGGTGAGTTCTTTTCAGGTCGATCATTTGCAGGATCAACTTGTAATCCACAAATAAGATAATTACATTGTGCTTTTGCTTCACGCAACATTTGTACATGACCTGCGTGTAACAAATCAAATGTACTACATGTAAATCCTACTCTACCTGTCATCCCATTTCCTTTAAATTAGATACGCATACGGCTTGCTCGCCATTTGGAAAGTATCCGTTTGAACCGCCAACATCTTGTGCCAGTTGTTCTCTAGCATAAAAACAGTCAATCATACTATCGTAACGACCTATTTCTTCTGCTATAGGATGGCCATGAAATGTAAGACTAATATATACTAATACCCATTCCATAACTATTCCTCGTACTGGTCTGCTAATGATCTTAGCATTGCAATTAATTCTTCAATGGTTGTTAAATCCTGAGCATTCTCAGTATCTACTTCCACTTGTATATTAATTTTCATTTTATTCTCCGAAATCAAACAAACTTGTAAACGTATTATGTCGCTTAGTATCTTCTAATGGATAGTTTAGCACACCAATTAAGTTGTCTAGTTTGTTATCAATAATAGTCTCCGCCATTGCTGCATCATCAAACGGAAGTTCTTTAAACCATTCTGGAATACGTAACTCGTCAGTTGGATATGCAACACTAGTATAACCTAGCGGATTCTGTTTCAATTTACAAACAATAACTTTCATACCGTCAACGATCTCTTGCGAATATTTGTCGCCGTTCATACGTTTTAATGTATTCCAGTTAATGCTTGCCCGTACATGCCCAGGCATATTTGCCTTGCCTTGTTTTTCTTCTAAGCGTCGATAGTGTCCAACTTTGTTTGCACGTTTTGGACTACCTTTTTCCCAACCAGGTCGATTACTAAACTCCTGACGGAATGTTGTAATACGCTCTAGAACATCTTCTTGCGGCTTATCTGTAAGCACCATAAGTAATAGTTCACTTAAAAACTCTTGCATAAACACAGGTGTGTCTGATCTACGTAAGTCTAAGCCCATTGCTTTTACTTTACCAGCCTTGCCGTCTATGTCAGTTCTAAAACCTTCGTTGTCAATTACTAATGCCGCATAACGCTTCTTAGTAATATACAATCCAGACTGTGCAATAATCTCACGCCCAGCGGCAATAACATCACTACGTGACTTTGGACAATGAAACGCATCCAACATAAATTCAGGAAATGATGTATTTGCTTGTTCACACACTTGATCCATAAGCGTGATACATTTTTCTTTAGTCCATTCAACTTTGCCAGCCTCTACATCATCTTTTAGCATAGGCCATGCACTAAAGTAACAAGAGTCTGTATCACCATAGATCATAGATTCACCTACGTGATCATATGTACCTGTAATAACTTTGTTTACTTCAGCACTCATATGCTTAACAATAGTTCTGCCAGTTAGTGTTGTTGACTGTCCGATACGCTTATCAAAGAATCTACAACCAGGATTAAGAATAGCACCATACAAACTGTTTAGGTTAATCTTTTTAACTAACTGTCGTTTGTCCCAGTACTCAGTTTCAATAGCATTGCCTGCGTCTTTTGCTTTCTTTAGTTGTGCTTGTAGATCTTTACGTTCGCTATACCAACGCTTTAGTAGTCCAGGAATAACACCTTCAAACTCTGTTGTAAAGATAGTACCGTTAGCACTAAGCATCCATGGCTGATTACTGTCAAATATAATCTTATATAATTCAGCACCACTTAACACTTCAGTTTGTCCGTTTTCAAAGTCAACTGTAAGTGCAATGTCTTTTCGTTGCTCCATTACGGCTTCGTATTCTTCTGTACTAAAGCGACCTTCCCAGCTACCTGCAAATGACTTCTTCTTAAGAGTCATGTCTTCATGTACACGAGCTTCTGATATCTCAGGACGTATCTGTCCTATAACAGTTTCGGGCGCCATATTCAATGCACGAATCACACTAGGATACAGTGAATTCAAATCCATTGACGCTACCCACTTGTGCAATCCCTTCTTAGGAAATGCTACATATGCACCAGCGGCTTGTGTATTTTCTGTGTCGTCACGTTTAGGTCTATTAGGAACTTGTAAGCCTCTTGCATGTGCTTCGTTAACAATCGCTTGCTCTGTAACAGCAACAGCACCCATTGTGGTCTGTAGCAAAACAGTATTTGCGTGTGCAAGTTCGTTACTTAGATCAATAAATCTTAGTTTTTTGTCCAACTTGTCCAGTAGTGCGGTATCTTGTATGTTGTATTCGATGAACTTTCTAAAGTCATTGTTGTACAACTGGTCCAAAGTGCCTTCATAAGGAACTTTATTTTCACCAACTTCGATCTCGCCAATGGCATCAAGTCTATATGTGTGTCTTTCTTCATATGTGTATTTACGATATAATTCTAAACTATCTAAATGCACTCTGCCTATTAGGTCAAAGGTAACAGCTGATTTCCCATACTTTTCATATTCACGTTTCTTAGGCAATTGGCCCCATAAACAAAAGCGCCTTGTGTCGTCTTTGCTTAGTACACGACTAGTTCTGTTTACTGTGTACGGAATATCATAACCTTCACTGTTCCAACCTGACAAAATATCAGCGTCTTCAATAAGTGTTAAGAAAGTATCAATCATTCCACTTTCTTTTTCAAACAGCATTACATTATCAATGCCTTCAAGTTCTGCTTTTGCTTGTTCCATTGTAAGTGTCTTAGGCGGAACTGCCAAACACACCATTGTTTCTAACCACTGTAAGTATACACTTATAGAAGTAATTGGCATAAATGGATCAGCAGGATCAGCAAAGCCTCGCTCTGGATCAAAGTCTGTTTCAATATCGAAAAAAGCAATGTTTAGTTTAGGTGCATCTTGATTAAGATAGTTCTCACTCAAACATTGGAAGATAGGATTAATGTCGCTTTCGAATAGTTGCTTGTCTCTGTTGATAGCAACTTCTTTTCTAAAGTCTTTTGTATTTTTACAAACAATACGGCTTAAAGGATCGCCATAAACGCTTTTGTATTTGCCACGTGGGTCTTTATAGTAAAAAGTATATTTTGCTTGGTACTCGTGATAATGTCTTTTACCGTCTTTACGTTCGACAGTTCTGATAATGTCAGAGTCGCGATCAAATAGTGCGTCTACGTAACTCAATTATTTCTCCTTCGTTGCTTGTGGCCAACTTAACCTTCTGCATGCCTGACTATTGTCTTTGGCGTTATGTAATATATAGTCTACTAAGTGCAATGATGTTCATAATAATGAACCAACCAGTGAGTACTAATACCCAAGGTAGTCCACGTCTATATGCACCAAAGAAACTTGCACAACTTCCTATAAAATAAAATGGAATGAATATGTCTGGTCTTGGTGCAAGTACAGTCCATGTTAATATAGAACTACCTATAATAACACTAACAGCACCTATCATCTCTGCATAGTGTGCAACTGGGTCTGAGGTGAGACTATCTCTATAAAAGTCTTTAATGCCTTGCACTACTTGTCCTTACCGACAGTAACAACCAATGTTTCAAGGTCGTCAAACTCATCGGAAACTCTTTCCCAGTCACCTTTTTGTGCAATTTTGATTGCTTTGTTAATTAAACTTGGTTTAATATCAAGTTCTTCTGCAACAGCCTTTACAGTATCTTTTAAGCCTGCTGTTAAATCTTCTACTTCTTGATAGACTGTAACACCTTCGTTAACTAGTCTTTCTAATTTTGCCTTTTCATCGGCACCGAATACACGACTTCCCATAAGAGGATCTCCTTTAGTAATTTATATACTATTATACGATATTATGAAGGGTTTGTCAAGAAGTTTTTTCGTTTAATTTACGAAAAAGCATTTCTTTAATAGATTCCTGAGTAGGATCTGATTTGTACTTTTGCTTACGTGGAAGTACTTTTGTTTTATCTGGATGTGAACCACCTGCGCCACTAGTACGTAGTGCTTGTAGATCTTTGTATCCTGGATTTCGTGCCTTTATTAGTGGCTTCTTAGGTTTCTTTTGTGCCTCAGAGTTCATTTGACTCTTTGAGTTTGCCTTCTTCATTAGTAATAATAGTTCTCTTTTTAGTGCTGGATCTTTAAGTATTTGTTGAATACCTTGATCAAACTTTGATTCTTTGCCTTTATCATCTTTGCCTTTGCCTGTAAACGCATTGCTTACTGCTTTGTTTAATGCATCTGGACCTAATGCTCCACCTTTTTGTGTTGCATTAAAACCTGTTTGAAATGCACCGCCTATACCTTTAGACTTTTTAACAGCGTCAATTGGACCTTCATCAACGTCATTGTCCATGCTGTCACCAACTAGTTTGTTTCTTGCAGGGTGTGGTGATTCATTACCACCTGGCTTTGTACTTTTAGTAAAGGCATCCTTGCCTTTAAGTTGACCTGCACTGCCATGTTTTTGCTTACCTTCGTTAAGTGTTATACCTGCTAGTTTAGCAAAGTCACTTACGCTGTAATTACCTTCAACTGGCATAGTACCTTGCGGTACATCTACACTTTCTTGTACAATGTTTTGTGGAACTTCAACACTTTGTTGCGGTTGACCTTGCATAGATGCTATCATCTTTGCTTTATCAGCTGCTGGATCAGTTGGTTCTATTTGGAATAGTTTTTGTTGAAGTTTATGAAAATCCATGTTAGGCCTTTACACAGTTGTCTACGGTCTTACCACCTTTTTTCTTGGTGCCCATACGCTTATAGCCTTTCCAGCATACTTTGCCGTCAACGCCTTTTTGCTTTTCTTCTGGTAGTGTTGTGTAACTTGGATTGCCACAGTCTTTACAAACGGCTTTAGCTTCAGCAAGTTTATTTCCTAACTTGTCTGCTAAAGATTCTTTGTAACCTTTTTCTTTCTTAGCAATAGCAATAGCAGCTTTTTGTTTGTTGCTTTTACCTTTACCTTCACCAACTTCTTCTTTACCGCTTGAAATGCTATCTAGTGCGTCAGGAGCCATTGCACTATCGTCAGCTTCTTGATAATCCAGGTGATGATATACAGAACTTAAATAGTCTGATGCTTTTGTAATCTTTGCTTGTACCCAACCTTCTAATCCTTCTGCTTCACTAACGCCTTTAAGCATTTCGTGTAGTTTGATTGAATACTTAGCGGCCTTGTAAAGCTCGGCACGTGCCATTTGTACTTCGTGGTCTTGCTCAGCCTTGTCAGCTAATTCGCCTAAACCCTCTTTTAAATCTTTTTCTCTCATCAGTAACTCCTACTAATATATATTTATCTCTTTGCGACCTTGCCGCCCATTAAATTGTTTTTAATATCCAATCCGTTCTTGGCGGTCCCGTCTGGATTCTTTGCTTGCGGTGCTTCTGGTGCACCATACTTACCTTTTTTCTTACTCTTTGCATATGCGTATGTAGGATTAACTACACTAGCAACACTACCTGCGCTACTAGCACCTGCGGTAGCTGATTCTGCAACACTAGGATCGTTACAGTTGCAATGTGGACAATCTGCAGGACATTTACAATCTTCTCTTTTAACGTCTGCACCACAACACTTGTCTGAACAATGCGTGTCTTTTTGTGATTCAACTATTATATCATTTATTTTCATGTCTATCCCCTAATATGTCTTTAATTACTGTTGTTGCTGTGTCTGTAAAAAAGCGTGGAGCAACACTGTGTACTACTAATGCCGGTACAAGTAATTGTAGTTTTATAGCGGTCTTTAGTGCCGCTTTCATATGTTCTAATCCTGTTTCGCCTTTATCTTCTAAATGTATTTTACATTGTTTGCTAAACATTTCACTATTTCTTTCCGCTCTTCATATTAGCACACCAGTGATACATTCTTGCTTTTTCACCTGATGCTTTCTTTGCACGTTTTCTTAAGGCTGTTACACTACCATTACAACTAGCACCTGACTTCTTTACTCGTCCGGGTCTGCTTTTACCCTTTTTTTTACCGTCTGCAAAGTTTTCTGCAATCATTTCTTCTAATGAAGTGTCAATCATTCTAACAGTTGCAAATTCTTCACCCATAAGTCTTAGTGCATCAAACCTATGATGGCCGTTTACTATACGTCCTTTCGGATCAATAGTTAAAGGACTGTAGTTTCCGTCTTTTACTTTAGTCATTTGCTTTTCAAGTTTACGGAAGTTTCTACCTTTTTGTACACTACGTAATTTACTTAGTTTAATTTTACCTAACTTACCCTGATCTTTGATTTGCGGAGGTGCTTCGCCACCTGTTGGCTCGTCATCAAAGTGTGCATCTTGATAGCCTTCTGCATCTTGTACATCATAACCAATACGAGAAAGTTGTTTCATAAGATACTTTGTTTCTTTCTCACCTGCGTATGGTGCAATAACAACATCAGGCTCATCATAGTTAGCACCCTTAGGTACTCCCTTTAAGTTTGCTAAGTTAGTTCCAATTTTATAATGATCATATGCTGTGTCAGACTTTGCTAAGAATGTATTCTTAGGATTAGGTATTGCTTGACCTTCGCTATACTTTGCTTTACGTTTTGCAATAGTCTTTTTACGTTTCATTTGAGGTGTTTCTAATGCTTTCATTACTTCGTTGTAACCTCTAAGCATACTCATAAATGCATCGTAACCTGTGCCGCTTAACACTGACTCTACGCCTTCAGCGTTGTAGTCCATGTTATCTTTAAAGCCTTCTAGTCTTTGTTTTAATCTGTTTTTAAGACCGTTAAGTGTGTAAACACCTACGCCCTTTACCCATATTTCTAAGTTGTCTGGGTTGTAATCTTTTACGTCATGTATATCAGCATACTTGCCTTCAGCAAGACCTAAGTTGAATAATACGTTTGTACTCTTACCTTTTACTTTTTTACTAAGTGTAGGTGGAACGCCGTCATTGTCTACTTTGTTTCCAAACTTACCTGCTTCTTTAGGAATCTGATTGGTATCAACATCAACGGTAGTGTTAACGCCTTTAACAATCCTGCCATCTTCTTTGATATCTTGCCACTTCATTTCTTTTTACGGCCCCTAAATTGTGTTGCACCAGTCATATAAGGTTTACTAAACCATAGTTTGAACCAATCTTTGTCGCCCGGTTTCAAACCTAATCTCTTTTCTTTCTTCTTTAGCTCTGCAGCTGTTTCGCTAGGGTTTTCATCTATTTGGTATTCTGTGTAACCTTTAAATTCACCTACGCCTGCTAGTCGCTTAATGTCCTGTAGTTCGTCCATTATTTTATTGCACCTGATTTAAATGCATTAGGATCGCCTTTTGCAGACATTGCTCTACGCTTTTTTAATTTGTCTTGTACACTATCGTCTTCAGGCTGTTTATATCTTTTCTTTATAACAGCTCTTTTAGGTTGGTGCTTTGCAAACCCTAGTATTTCGTTTGCAGGAACTTCATCTTTAACGCCCATGCCTTTACGTACAGCATCATACATTGCTTTTGCAAGTTTCTTTGCTGTAGCAGGCACACCTTGAGCAAATGCTTCTAAGTTACCTTCAGCAGCCGCAAGTCTCATCTTACTTGCACTCATACCTTCTGCACCTTCTGCATCAGGATCACGTTCGCCAGCACTTACAACTTTAAGTGTGTTAAACTTAAATGGTATTTTACCTGACTTATCTGGCTTGCCGTTGTATGTGTCAAACATTTTTTGGAAGCCATCAACTCTGTCGCTACCTGCAACAAATATTAAATCTGTATATCCTAACCCTTGTAACATTTCTAGTGCTTGTACAGGTGTACGTACACTTTGATGTCCTACATTAATACCGGGAAATGATTGCTTTGCAAACTTTAACTTAGTTGCAAAGTCTAATGGATCGGTTTTTGGTTTTTGTGTTTGTGATAAAAAAAGATAATGATCACCATCATACTTTTTTATTTGACCTACTAGTTTTTCGTGACCAATAGTTGGAGGATTAAGTCTACCAAAAGCAAGAACCGCTTTCTTAGCTGGTGCCTCAAACAGTTCTTTGATAAACATTAGTATTCCCCTTCTTCTATATTCTGAATTTCGTCCTCTTTAATACGTTCAATAATGTTTAGTTCGTCATCTTCAGTAAAAACACTTTGTGAACCGTCTAAATCATACTTTGCACAATATGATTGCATTGCTGATTGTACTACTGGGCGTAACGTTTCAGCAAAGTCTACTGCCTTGCCTTTTCTATACTGATCTGATATCTTAGTCATTGCAGGAAAGTATTCTTTTCTATAAAACATTGGGTCATTTTTCATATAAGTGTGACAGTCTTGACACACATCATACTCTAATGTAAATTCATCTTTTTCTGCTAATTCAAATAGTTTCATGCTACTTCTCTTTGGCTGCTAATAAGTCTGCATACGACGAACCGTATGGATTAGATGCTAATACAAGTGTATCATTATCTAGCTGTTGCTCAGGTGTTTCGACATTACCTATGCCGTTTATCATAGCCAAACGATTGCCTAACTCTCTTATTTGTTCTGCTTCTGACTTTTTCTCTACCATTTTCTACAACTCCAATATCTTGCCTTTGTACGCGGTCCTGGATTATCACAGTTATGTCTAGCACGGAAACTTCTTCTACGTGCTGGATTTGACTTCTTAATCTTCATGTTAGGATCACCAAAGTTTACTTTTTTAACATTCTTAGTCTTTGGGTCTTTGACGTATACTTTAAACTTCTTAACGTCACCTTGCATAGGCTTACCAAGTTTTACTTTACGTCCTTGATACTCTGCTTCGTCTAAATCTTCATCATCTTCGTTGAACCACATAGTACCATACTCTTCAAAAAAGTCATCGCCGTCATATGTTTCTTCAACTACTGGTGTGTCGTCATCTGTTGATATTTCGATATCAAAGTCATCAAATCCTTCGCTAAACAAAAAGTTCGCTAACTTGTCTGCATACTCGTCTGCTTCTTCTTCGCTTAGTAATCTTGGTAATGGTATTTGATATACAGAACCACCTTGCTCTGTTTCTAATAATTCTGTACCTGGAAAAATACTTTCATCTAAACTTTCATTTAGACTATCGCTCTTTTCCATTACTACTCTTACAAAATGTTCCATAATACTTCCTTTTTAGTATTTATCTTTATCCGCGTCTACGTGTTCTAACTCGAGGATACATCAATCCACTTGTAGGACGAGTGTTTACGTCTTTATTGTATGTGTTAAACGCCATATTACCTGACGTTGCTCTGTGATTCTTCCATAGTGCTATTCTATCAATGTTAGCACCGTCCGTGCTTACTCTTGTGCTTACATCTATATCTATTGCGTCTGCTGTATCCGCCATCAATCCTGTAACAGCATTGTTTTGTAAATATGTTCTTGCTTGGTCATTTGTTAGTGTAGGATATACTTCTGCTAAACAAGCCAACATACCTGCTATTAAAGGTGAAGCGTAACTTGTGCCGTTTTGCGAACCCATGGTATCCCATTTTGGTGTATTGCTTTCCTGTCCGTAATAGGGATTACCGTAGGCAATTTCATCTTTCATCATAGCACCCATTAC